TCCTTCTTTAGAATAGGGGCCGGTTTCTCCTTAGTGTTCTCCTCCTTAAAACTGGCCCCACCTCCATATTAGCCATATAAAGACCATACAAGAGGTTTAGTGTTTTTAAGGCATAATCACCCTAGAAGGGTACTATAAACGCATTTACAGGGGTATTCTGAGAACCTTTTTGACGATACCTACAGGAAAAACATTGCGATCACCGTAAGATTCATCATTATCTACTTGATAGGTAGCAAATGTATAAATGTAGTCTTTTGTTCGCTTGTATAAATAACATTTACTAATTAAGTTTGCTGGTTTCATTTTTCCAAACTCTTCTGCTGTAGCAATACTACTGTCACCTAAAATATCCATCCAATGTATTTCTACTTCGGGATACTTCTTACCGTGTACTGTTATAGATTTATATTTCCGTGAGTTCGCCATCCCACCTTCCACCTTTTAATAATCGCATTGGTATTAAATGAGGTATACCTTTATTGATTAACATACATCCAAGTACAGGTCTGGCTAGTGATCCATTCCTAGAATATGCAAAAGCCATACTATCTTTATCTATCATGCTTCCAATCGTACACGCCCATTTTAAACTTTCGGGTGTAGAAAAATAAGTACAGGTAAATAAACTGTGAAAATGACTTTGCACATATCCATCATAGCCAAGAGCCTGTGCTGACTTTACACAATCTTTATTAAGGTTATGTATAAAATAAAAAGAACCATACTTTGATTTGATTAGTATATGTGGATGCCAGGTCCATCTTTTTTTATCTACCTCTAATACGTCAGCATAATCTTTTATCATTTGCTCTGGTAGCATATGTTGCTTTCTTCTTCTGTAGAGAAGGGAACCATGATTAGAATGTAAGAACATCATGTCGGGAACAATGTCCTGTAATTTATGTAAAAAATTTTTAGCTAAGTCTAACTCTTTAGTAGGTGCATCAAGGTCTGGATCGGGTGAATGAAATGAAAAACTGCTACCATCTATTTCATCGCCTTGACAAATCCATCTAGTAGGTTTGTACTTTTTCTTACACGCTTTAATAAAAGCTAGTGCATCCCTATGCTGGTAGGGTGCGTGAAGGTCAGAGATACAAAATATTCTTTTGTTTATGTCCATCTATTTTTTAAGAAACTTAGTCATGGATCTCAGTCCAAAGCTACTTCCAATCGCTCCGTACATGGCAAACTGAAACCATTGGGGCGTGGCACTTAAAGCGACAAAGCCTTTTTCTACATAGGGGGTAAATGGAGGAATGAAACATCCACCAATTATTAAAATAAATAAAATAGTCCACGCTTCATCAGCCCATGTTGCATTTTGATTTTTTAATGCAGTTAAATCATAATCAATTTCACCAGATATCTGTTTCTTCATAATATCTGTTTTACTTTTTATCTCAGTAATTTTTTGTTCTGCCTTTGCTTTCTTAGTTTCTGTGTAACCTTTGACAGCACTACCAACTATATTTGCAACAGGTCCAAGTAACATATTTAGCATTATATTTCCCTCAACTTTCTTGATATCTCTTCCACCCTATGTGGTACTTGACGATACCATTTAGAATCTTTTATTTCTTCGGATGCTTCCTGGTGCTTTCCTTCCTTAATAAATTTTATTGTCTTAGCAAAATTTTTAAAGCCAGTTTTTCCAAGGACAAAGACACATTCTATTCCAGCTTCCTTGGCCATCGGATGACAATCACCTAACAATTCATCTGCCCCAGCTTTGGCTATAGCGAAGTCTACTTCAAATAATTTCTGAACAAAGTCATAGGTGTACTCTTTATCGACATCTATCTTATCACTTGGTTTAACACGGTGGCCTATACCAATAGTGTAAAAAGGTTCTTTGACTGGACCATCGGCTGTGTTGTATTCTAATTGATAAGCCCGTAGTCGTAAGCCTTCACTATTTGTAATTTCTTCTTTTAACCTTTCGTATTCCATACAATATTCTTTCCATTAAGTTGTGTTTCATCAAAGCATCTAGTACGCATATATATACCTCGTTCTTCAAAATCTTGATGAAGTACATTAATCAATTGTTTCATTTTGAAATCGCACTCTGCCAAGGTTTCAAATTTCACAGGTATCCTAACATCAAAACATAGATTTGTCGATTGTATGTTTGCAACGCACAAAATCCCAGCAATAATATAGTTAATCATACTACCTCCAGGGCTGTCCACATACCCAACCAACTAAAGAATAGCGTGTACCTTTTGTAACTGGTTGAACACGATGATATAAGTAACTAGGAAATATAATAGCACCACCTTGACTTGGTTTATCTAAAGTTTTTATTCTATCTTTGTCATTAGGATTACCTATTTCAAATTGAAAATTACCACCGTCATATTCTGCTGGATCATTTAATAAAATACTAAAACTAATTTTGCGTACTAATCCTTTTAAGTATCCTTCTTCAAAAGGTTTATCTAAATCATTATCTCTATGCCAATCATAGAAATCACCTTCACCGTAGCTAGTGAATTGTATGCACTCTATAACCGTAGTTTGTAAGTTCCACCGCAATTGGTCGTTTGCCTGTTGTAACTGTGTATACAAGATTTGACCTAAATGAAAGTCGTTCATCCAACTTATTTTGGATTTGCGTTGGTCCTGTTGGTCCTTCCCCCAGGTCTTGCCCTCCGTCAAATTCTTCTTCCCATTCTGTATGATCGTCTGGCAATCTGTTACTTTGAAGAAGTTGTTGAAGTAACCATAGTTTATAGTTGTTATCATCTGTCATCCATTTCTTCGCTTGTTCTTAATCAAAAAATCCCATCCATTTAGCAATCACACCAAGCACCACTCCTATTGCAATTAATGCTTTTAAACCTCCAGATCCCATAGCTGAAAATTTTTGTAAATTTTTTATTTCTTGTTGCATTGTTTCTTGGCTTTGCAACATATGCTTTACATCAGTCCGTAGTTCAGCAATTTCTTTTTCCCAATCACTCACGATAATCTCCATCAATCTCTAAACGTAAAGATTTTATTTTATATTTTAACTCAAGTAGTTCTTGTTTAAGTTGAATAACATTTTGATTTTCTTGTACTGTAACAACATCATCTTTGAGTAATTCAAACTCATTAAAAAGTTTTCCTACAAAAAAGACATTACCTATTAGTCCTCCTAGTAACCCTAAAATAATTACTAGTTTATTTAAATTAATATCTACTTGAGCCATTAAGAACCACAGCTTTCACATTCGTCACCACAAAAACAATTGTTTTCATCACCACCGCATACTGGGCATTTAGGATTCATCTCGCTGTGCATGGGGTCCCATCCGATCCAACAAAAGGCGAAGAAGCAAAACACATATATATGTATGTTGCACTAGATTTATTAGTGTCTCCAGAAACACCTCTTAATTTAAAACCATTACTTAATAAATCTATTTCAGAATAACCATCATCTCTTGTTTCTGCACCATTACTATTTGCTCTCATAAAATATTCTTGTTCATTAAAAGTTTCTCTTTTATTGTCATAAATTACCCAATTTCTACTGCCTTCACTTGTGCATTTAATCATAACCCAAGCGCATTTCATTCCTGTGTAAATAAATGCCCCATCATTATTACCATTACCTGTGTAGCTACCAAATTTACTGTAGCCTTGTTTTTCGGCAAATGCATACATTATATATTCATTACCATCAGCGTTTACACCACCATTTGTACCTAATTTTATTTCTGTGCTAGTTGGATATTGGTCATTCCAAACTGTGTCCATATCAGTCGTACCATCAGTATTGTTAAGATATAAATTTTCAGTATTTGGACTAGATGTATTTTTATGATGATATGTGTACCAACTCCATCCACCTGTTCCTAAATTTTTAACAGTAAAAAAAGATGGAGTAGCACCCAATCCATGTATAACGGAAGCTCCAGAACCAATTCCTGTGTATTTAATAATTGCAAATCCAGAAGTTGTATTTACTTGTCTACTGTAACCAACATTGGAACCACTTTCAACAGCAGTAGTTAATGAACCACCATTAGCTTTCCATTGCCAACCAACATACGTTTTACTAATCTCGTTTGTTTTACCATCACTACCTACTGTAAAACCATCAGAATCAAAACTAGTAAAAGCACTCGCTGAACTTTCCTCATTAGTATTATTTGAACTTAATATTTTATTTGCTCCAACAGTTGAATTTGTTAAAGCGTGTGAAGAAGTTGCATCTCTTTCTTTAACCCAAACCCAATCTGGTTGTAGATCAGAATTACCATCATTAACTACATTATTTGTACCTCCACCATTACCAGAATAAAGTGCTGTTTGAAAATATGCTGATGGGTCGTCTATTACTGTATAAGCCATTATCCGTACTCCGCTAAGTTCTTTGTACATAGTGAATAGTAATTAGTTCCACTTAATGTAGGGCTATACTCAAAATTTCCAAAACCATTTGCATCGGCATTACCAGAACTAATAGAAAAAGAAGGGTTACCAAAATTAACTTCATCTGTAAAAGCGTTAGATGTATTACTTTGAACATAAAAATGAAAAAAACCTGTTTGTGAATTACTTGTAGTTAATCCGCCAGACCAATCTAAACCGCCTGTATACCCTGTATTCATATAAGTGCTTCCATTTTTGTGAATAATTAAAGTAGAATTATCTAAATCTATATAAAAACCAAAAATATCATTAGATTGTCTTGCCGATAAAAAAGCGTTATCAATAGATGAAGTTCCTAGTTGTCCTCTATAATTTGTTCCACTAGGAGTTCTGAAACCTATAACATCACCAGCTGTACCTCCTAGTGTTGCAGATATTCCGACTATAGGATAACCTTGATTGTCTGCTGTATTTTCACTTTGTTTATATTCAACATACCATTTACCACTTGAGGGTGCGATAGAACTAGATGTTGATGAACCATCACTCATAGCTATTTTTAAATTACCTTCTGAAAAAGTTGGTAGTGTACTAGAACCATGACTACTTACATGAACAGAGTTCATTGTAGCAAAATTATTTGTAGGTGTATCTGTTGTTTGATCTGTTGCTGTTAGGTTAACAACTGATAAATGATTATTTTGACCACTTGTATCAGCACCTATACCACTTGAGTTTTGACTTGTGCCTGTTTGTTTAAATTCTAAAAAGAAACCATTTTGCCCCCAATCACTTACATCTGGTTTTTTAGGAACCCAAACCCCGTTGTCATTTGTTTCACCAAAATATGTTGGGTCTAATGCTAGTCCACTTACATAATTAAAATCTGCCAAGTAACCATCCATGTGATAAGAGTCATTGGCTGGATAACGACCAACGTGTAAACCATTACCAGACCCATCATTTCCATAACCTGTGTCATAATTTTGAGATGGATATACAGCATTGGTTAAACTAAGTAATTCACCATTTGCATATAGTTTAAATCTATTAGTATCTGTTGCTTGTGTTGTATCAACTACAGCCATCACATGATACCATGCGGAAGGGTCCCTAAAAAAAGCATTGCTTTCTACCTCTTTAGTAGCATTTCCTGCCACATTATCAGTAAATCTAAGTGTATTACCAAAGAAAAATAAACCTCTTGGGCCACCAGAAGAACCATATCCCATGATAGTTCTATCATCTACAATATTACTTCTTTTTACCCATGCACTAATAGTAAATGTTCTTTTATTACCGGGAGTAGAAAAATTACCTGTTGTTAAACTTGGATCGTCTGGATTATTAAACCTAAGTGAATTACTTATTTCATAACCACTATCTAATGTTCTTGCTGGGAGGATTAATGGCATATTATTCCTTTATAGGGAATTCGCCTAGTGGTCTTGTAACTGAACCATCTTCTTGTTCGGTGTAAGTAAATAAAGTAGCAAGAGCATCAACATCACTAGCATTAGTTATTTGTGTTTGCATGGAGTTACATTTCGTTCTGACATTTGCCCTCCATGTTTTCCATCCACTATCCATTGTCGTACCTGTTTCAGTAGCCTTGACTACCATCCAATCAGAAGGTGCTAGTATTCCAGCACATTGATTGTCTATCATTTCTTTTTTAATATATTTTAATCCTCTTATAGCAACATCTCCTACATCTTTATCTTCTGGTATTTCTCCATCAATTTTATTTTGTTCTGTCCATAAGGTATCATCTATTTTTTTAGCTGTTGCTGTGCCATAAGAAGCTGTAACTTTATCTGCACTAGCATCATAGGTTAGAGTCTGATTAGTATTGATGTACCACTCTTCATCTTTTTTATTGGTGTCGTCATACTCTACTTCGTATATGCCAATGGCTTTCTTTTCAGCAACAGTCCATAAAGAAAAAATCTTTGAAGAGTATTGAACATTATTGATTGTTAATTTTTTAGGATGATTAAATTGTTTGGTAATGCTACCACTTTCTACTATTGCATACATATTTTAACTTTCACTTAAATTCATTGATCTACCCACTTCTTGCCAGATAGCACCATTGTATCTGAATACATGAATGTCCGTCTTGCCATCAGTAGCAGTTTCCGTAGGCTCTGTACTTGCTGGAAATTCAAATACTGTATTCCATCCAATAGTATGTGAGCCATTGTAATTAATTTCTAAACAAATAAACGCACCCTCAACACCATTAGTAGGTGCAGAGAAAGTCGTGTTCTCTGTTGTTATATGATAGGCATTTGGTTTAGCTTGAGTATCCCAAGATACCGCATTTGAAGATGATGTTAAGGCTTGTTGAGGAATATACGCCAAGTCATTAAATTGTATTTTACCTGTGCCATTAGTTGTTAAAGTAATATTACCATTTGTGTCTGTAGAAGAAATATCATTTCCGTTTACGGTAATATTATCTACAGATAAAGTTGTAAGTGTACCAAGAGAAGTAATATTAGATTGTGATGCAGTTTGTAATGTTCCTGTTAAAGGTCCAGAAAAAGAGTCAGCAGTTACCGTACCATCAAAGTACGCATCTTTAAATTCAACACTATTACTACCAAGGTCAAGAATATTATTTGCACCAGGAGTTAAAGCACCATCCGTTAAGATCAATTGTTTTTCATTACCCGCATAAAAGTTAATTGTATCAGCAGTTTCAAAATCTATTTTAGTTTCATTATCCTCACCAATTTTTATATCAGTAGCGAGTAGGGAAGTAATTCCTGTTTGTGAAGCATCAATAGAAAAAGTTAAATCATACGGATCACCATCAGTACCATTAGAAGTATCAGTCCAGTTTGTTGTAATACCAGAACCAATAAACTTAACTTCTTTTCCATCTGAAATTGTAACTTCTGTACCATCATCATCCTCTAGTACAAAGTTTGTCATAGAACCAGAACCCGCTGGTCCTGTAGGCCCCGTAGAACCCGTAGGCCCCGCTGGTCCAGTTGGCCCTGTTGGCCCCGCTGGTCCTGTAGAACCTTGAGATCCAGTAGATCCAGTATCACCTGTAGGCCCTGTAGGTCCTGTAGGTCCTTGACTTCCAGTAGGTCCTGTAGGTCCAGTAGGTCCAGTAGCACCCGTAGCACCAGTAGGTAATCCAAAGGCAAATGCCCCAGTTGTAGAATTGTATGTAGCAGTAGCAGAGCCACCAGCACTTACAGTAGATACAGAAACACTTGTTCCAGGTTTAGCTATAGACTCTAAGGCAGTACCATTGCTGTCATACGCAACAATCTTATTTGCATTATTGGAAGCTGTATTATCGTAAGGCCAATATAATTCACCAGACGTACCCGTGCTAGATGTCGTTCTTTTTGTGTACGGTGGTAATTGAATAGACCTAGAAATATTCTCAGACATTTGCTGGTCAAATATAACTTGATCATCTAGTTCTGTTTCTAATGAAGAAGCAGTCATTGAACCACCAGTAGAATACGCAGTAGTACGTTGTATTGTATCAGCCGATAGAATTGTAACGATGTCATCTTCAGTAGGGTATTGCCCCAATGCAAAAGTAATAGAACCCGATCCAGAGGACAGGGAAACAGTATAATGTGTTGTTAAAGTTTTTAATGTTGAATTTACATAGACAGCTAAATCTGCTTCATCATTAACTCTAAAGGTAAAAGCATACGGACCTTGCTGACTACTAGAGCCAACGGTGTATTGCTTCTTACGATGTACGTCAGTTATTGTAAAATCTGCCATCTAATTTGTAAACCTATGTTTTGCCATTTGTAAAGCATAAACCAAATATTTTGAATAGAAACATATCATAACCTAAAACATACCTTTAGGGGCTGATTGACCGTTTTCATCCATAAAAATTTTACGATCTTCTATACGGGAAGCTAAATCTGGATGTAGTCCTATTTGCTTAGGTGTTCCTAACATCTGTTCTTTAGCTAATTTAAAATAATCTTCTTTAATTGCGTTCATATGTCTTTCTTGTTCGCCTAAACTTAAAGTTAAAAACGGGCTATAGTTCATTAAATCATCTTGCATCTTTTGTTGCATATTCATTTCTTTTCTAACATTATTTTTATCAATAAAAGTTTTTGTTAAAGTATTAGCTAATGAAATGTAATCATTGTACTGAATAGCGGTCATTGGAATACCATCCATTGTTTTAGGGGGCATTGTAAAACCAATACCGTTCTCACGAAGATAAGTATCTAGGAAATTAAATTTACTATTTTGTATTTTAAACGGTGTCCAGTAAGACCAATGAAATTCACCTACACCTGGAGTTACAATTTCACCCCAAAAGTTTAATGCTGGAGGAACGTCTTTGCTAAAATAAGGTGTTCTTGATTTCCATCGTTGAACAGCTTCAGACCAGCCAATAAACCATGCACTACCTTCTGTATTTGTTGGCATGACATTAGATGACTCTGGGTCCATAAATCTTTCATAGTTAGCAATCAATGCACCAAAAGGTCCTGTAGTTACAGATAAACCAGCAGTTGTTACTTGTTTAGCTAGTAACTGTTTTAATCTTTCAAATCGTGTTGTTGGGCTTTCATATTGTCCACCAATTAATTCTGAAAATTCTGCAACAGATTGCAAGAAAGGCATATCCGATAAATAACTAAATACTGCACCACCACCAGCTATCATCATGTTTTCTATATCACTTTGATTATTACCTGTAGAATGATTAGACATCCAAGCCATATCAGCAGACACCGCCAATAAAGCTGATAAAGGTTCAAACCTTGCATATGATATCCATTGCATCTCACCATTTTCCATTCGTATACCAATACTATAAGGAGGAATGTTTTCTGATTTCCAAGAATTCTTAACTGCTTGGTCATATGGTAAACCACCTGTAATAACGACATCATCATCCATTGTACCAGAAGCCATCGCTGTAAATGTTGCAACTAACCCTGTACCAAAAACCATTTTACCCATTGCTTTATCACCTCTAGCACCACCAGCTAATATATCAGCACGGACACTTGGTTGTAATAATCCTGTCGGTAATCGTTTATTAACTTCCAACATAATGTTGGTTGGTGTTTTATAAAAAGGTATCCATATCTTGGCCACAGGATGTGACATTGTACCTTGTATCTTTCCTAAAAATCCATCTAGGTCTTGTTGAAATGTAGCAACTTGTGCAGACTTTGTTGCTTGTTGTGTTACTTCATTAGAAGGATTAATTAATATTTGTCTGTAGGCATCTTCTGCTAATTCTTTGCTACCTGTTTTTTCAAATGTTTGCATAGCATTAGCATATGCAATTCTATGCATCTCACCACGGTAGGCTATTGTTTTAAAAAATTCATCTTCCGCTACAAGAAATCTTCCAGGTCCACGCATTATCATTCCAATAACATCTATCATTTTTCCCATAGAAGAGTTTTCATCTAATCCAAAATTTTCTTTGGTAATAGCTTTTTGAACACGCTGATCCATTTTAGACGTAAAATCTGTTGGCATTTCTGTTTTAAAAGCAGTCCACATATTTTGTAAGGCTTCAAACATGGCAGTTTTATATCCATAATTTATAGCCATCATTTCACCTATGTAAGCACGATCACCTTCACCTTTACCCATAAATCTGTAATCACCAAAACCAATTCCTTTTTCTGGTATAACACCCATTTTAATTAACTTAGTACGAACAGAACCAATAACACCTTCCACACCAGCTTCGGGTATTTTGTACATCATAAAAGAAGTGTTACCAAAAATATTAACCATGTGTGTAACAGGGGAGGATAGTAAAGAATTAATCCATACTTCTGAAAATATGTCACCACCT